GGGGGCGTTTATCTGTATCATTGCCGCCGTGGTATTCGTTACAAACTCGTTTCTTTCTTCCATGCTCTCGGATTTTAGAAGTAAATTAAATGCCTCCGTTGGTTCGTTCTCGCTTTGACACGCCCCCAACAAAAGCGTTGCCAAAGATAACAATAAAATCTTTGCTTTCATCGTTTTACCTTTCTTTTAATCCATATAAACCGTATGCCAATGCCGACAAACAATATTTTCGCCTCAATATCAACATAACGGTCATAACCGTTGACCGCATCCACAGACACGCCGGGAATAATAAACCAACTCTTATATTTCCAATATTCCAGGACGTAAACAGATACGCCAACCCGTCCGATATGAAACCCAATTTGCGCCGTATGTACGTCGCCATTGTTGCGGATAATTCCAACCTGTTTTTTACTCATATCTCCAAATATATTTTTTATAATGTTTTAAACGTCCCTTACAGCAACTAATAATATTTCCATGATTAAAACCGCATCTTTGCGCATCATGTATGCAATCCCATTTCTTTATAAAATTACCCTCTAAATCATATTGATAAACGGGTTTTGCATTGTGATTATCTTTTCCGGTTTTCTTAAACCATGTATTTACTTTCTTCATGGTTTCACGTTTATTATTAATTGCTTTTTGATAATTCAAATTTTGCTTTCTCGTACACCAACGTAAATTAGTTGCATCGTTATTGGCTCGGTTGCCGTCGATATGGTCTATTTCCGGCAAATTGTCCGGGTTCGGAATAAAAGCCGCCGCAACTAATCTATGAACGAAATATGTTTTGTTTTTACCATTATCTGATAGTATTACCCGCATATATCCGTTTTTACTAATAGATTGCTTTCGTATCGCACTTTTACCCGTTCCCCGATAATTTACAGACTTTATATTACCTTTGTCTGAAACTTCATAATTAGCGTTTATAAACTTCCAATTTTCCATCTTTTTTTTTGCAAAGATAATATTAAACCATAATACAACAAACTAATACGTTTCTTTTATTTTATTGTATGCCTCTTTATCCAATACCATAACTTTAGGATATTCGACAATACAACCTTTTGTATATACGAGATTATAGATACCCAATTGCCCCTTAATCGGAAATTCAATAACCCGGCGGGGGTTGCGCATCAACCACCCGTACCCCTTTGTTATTTTCGCCCTCTTTTCCTTTGGAATCCGGGTGTTTTCCCAATCCTCCGGCGTAAACTCTTTTATCGGCTTTACGTCGTACAACTCAACCAATCCCAAAGTAACGCCGCTTTCCATTCCCGGATAAACCGGGGACGCTGCGGAACATATCAGCACGTCGCCACGGTATGACGTGTTTTTGCTCCGAACTTCAATTGTCTTTTTCCCGTAAACAATACCGTTTTCGTCCTTGTACGCCTCCGTTACCAAATCATTTGCGTATGGCTGTTTTACGGTCAACGCACGCCAACGGTCGTGCTTTTCCGGGTTGTAATCCTTATTGCTGTACTGCATATTTACTTTTTATTTTCGGGTTCCTCGGTTTCGTCGTCGGGTTCCGGGTAATGGATAAATCCAATTTTCCGGACGTTTTCGATTGGCTCGTAAATGATAACGACAACATCGCCGTCCGTCCTTACTCCGACCAATCGGCAATCGGCGGGAACCTCAACCCGTATTTCACTTTTCATTGTTAAACAAATCATAATTAACAGGGACACAATACCCCGGCAATTCTCCCCGGTCAATCCCCAACGGATTAACAATACTATCTTTCCAATAGATACGGGGTTGTTCCGGGCGTCCCTCCCAATGTTCCGTAATAGTGTCGTAAATCAATCGTATTTCCCGTTTCGGATATTTGCCGCCGCTCTGCAACCCGATTTTATACAGGTCAACGAACGGATACGACAATTTGATTATCCCAATTGCCCGGTCGTACATTCCCGGCGGGATTGGCTCCACGCTTGCAAAGGTGCGGAACCCGTGGCGTTTTGCCCGTGCCAACACATTAACCCGCATCATATTTGGGTCGGCGTTCGGCTCCAATTCGTCGCAACCTGTCAACGTTGCGCCCAAAGCGATACGGGACACGTCCCAACCCTCGGACGCCTCGGCAAAATCAATGAAGCGGTTCAACCCCTCGGCGCATTTGCTCAATATCTTAACCGGGACGCCGTGGCGTTGGCATACGCCGACCGCTTGACGGGTCAACCGTTCCGTTTCCGGCAACAACGGGTCGGTCGTAAACGAAAAGAATAACCCCGTTTTCTGCAATTCCTCCTTATGCGCCAACAATTCGTTTTTGAAAATATCCAAAGCGTATGGATATTCCCGCAACGTCTTTTTCAACTCCGGGCGACTGCCTCCCAATACCTTTGCGCCACGACCTTTGCGCAAATAACAGTAAGTACAACCGTTGGAACAACCGACAAAGAAATTGGCGGCGTTCTCGGCGTATTCCCCAGCTTTACCTTTTGGGCTGTAAATAACCCGTCCGTTTATCGCTCCCATATCGTCCACGGCTTAAAATGGTAAATCATCGTTTCTGTCGGGGGCGGGTGCATCCGGCACGGGCGGCGGCGGTACTTGCGCCCCGGCTCCGGTCGCTTTCGGGGTCAATATTTCCATATCGGTTGCGACTATCTCGGTAACATACCGTTTGACGCCTTGCGCATCGTCATAACTCCGGGTTCTCAATTCGCCCTCAATATACAGTTTGTCGCCCTTTTTGACGTACTGATTGGCGACCTTTGCCAACCCGTTTTGCAATACGACGTTATGCCATTCGGTACGCTCCGGGATTTGCCGCCCGTCCTTTGTGGTATAACCTCGTTTCGTAGTTGCCAACGAAAAGGTCGCCACGCAACCCCCGTTGTCGAACTCCCTAAAATCCGGGGCTTTCCCGGTATGTCCCATCAAAATAACCTTGTTTACACTCATACAAAAAACGCTTTAATTATCCAAACAATGATACTATACAACGCCCACATATAAGACGCAACCGTCAACGTCACGAACGTGTATAACGCAATTTTATATCCGGTTTTTGATTTTATTTTCATGTCACTTGAATTTTACGCAATCCAACAAATATTGTTTCTTATTGTCCGACCATCCGGCGGCATGGTTTATCGCTTTTCGGTCGTCGTCGTGTACGAACTCACAAACCCAACCGCCGACGCTTGTTTTTTGAACTAATCGAACCAATTTACCAACAATGAAAGAACGCAATTTGTAATAACCTGAATTTTCGCCAACAAACAAAACCCGTCTTTCTGCATTTATTTCGGGCGGATTTTCGATTTGCGGGCGTTTCTCCCTTTCCGGGTATCTTTGTACCCTTTGAAAATCTCGTTTGATTGACGCCCGGGAAATTGCCCCGTAATCGGGTGTTCTTTTTTTCATCCTCATATTCTCAAACTTCTGTATTCGTTTTTAAGCAATTCAATAATCCGGACGTTGCCCGGATATATTCGCATTTTACTTTTATCTCCGTTTTCCCATTGGCTATGGTGTTCAAAGCAAAGTATATTTATATTCCTTGCATCGTGCGCCGCCTCCGGGTATGCCCCACGGGTCAATATATGCGAACAATATACGGCGGAATAGTTGTGTAATGGCTTCAAACATTCCTCGCATTGGTGCGGCTTATGTTCCCAAATCCACCTAAAAAACCGTTCATTTGCCTGTGGGATATTCCCACGACCAAAAACGCAATGTCCGAACAATTCCCGTTGGATTTCGACACGCAACCGAATATCCATTGTAAACCGCTTGTAATCCAATAGGGGGCAAAACCCCCTATCGGTTACAAATTGGTATTCTTCCCGGTCTGTTAGCAATATCGGCTCCATTGCTTACATATCCGCCGTTTCGTCCTCCGGGTCGTCCTCGTTAGCCGGGTCGCCGACCTCCGGGAACAATCCGCCCTCCTTTTCCGGTTCTGCGACCAAACCCGGTGCGGGTTCGCCGTCAGCCCCGAACAATTCCAATTGCGCCTTTTTGCCTTTGAACAAAAATTCGTAAACCTCGTTTTCAATGTCCGCAACGATTTCTTCCAATTCCTCCTCAAAACCGAACGTTTCGGTATTGAATTTCAGACGGGGCGAATTTATCGCCGTCTTTTGGGCGTTGGATACCGTGAACAATCCCGAAAGGACAACCCCGACGTTATCGTCTTGACCGGAAAGGGACACGCCCCGAACCTCAATGTTTTTCAACATTTCGTCCGCAAAGTTACGGGCGGCGTCTTTCTGCTTTTGGTTGGCTTTCATATCCGGCGTATCCATAAGGGACAAAAACGACGTGATATTGAAAATACGCCCCATAATTGGGCGCAACCTGTCAAAGCAATTGCGCAAATCCGGGTGTATGTCCTTTGCGCTTTCGACGTGGTATTTATTCGTGTAACTCTCATTACCGACGGTTTCGGTAACTTCATAATGCACGTCCAATCCGCCGTCTTTTAACGTCTTGACTTTCGATAATGCAAACGACTTTTCCGACGGTATCGGCATTACGTTTGCGGTTTCTTTTTTCTCGCTCATTTTTTGATAATTTATTTGTTGCCGGGACCCGCCCGGCTCGGTTTTTATAATAATCCTTTCAATATATGCTTTACGGTTTCAACATTCCAACCGTCGCCGATTAAGTCTGCCGCTTCTTGATAGGTTACGCAACTTGTATATCCAACGGGTACGGTTTGCAACCGTTCTAATTCTGTTTGCGTAAATAATCGCACCGAATTTGGATTGCCTTTCTCCTCAAAAACGACCGTAAGAAATCCTTTTTTTGAACGATTAAGGCACATTTTTATAAATGATTCTTTATTTGAACTTTGAACGCTTCCAGCATAATTACGGACTATACAAACGCTTTTTTTTCGGTCGGTATATCCACTTTCTAAAATGCTTTGTAACTCAACTCCTTTGTCCTCAATATTCAAATCAACATCTAAATTAGTCCAATAATAACGCTTGCGCAATTGTGCTGAAAACAATGCTGAATTTATAAAAATACCCGTTACGCCCAATAATTCGTCAATTGTGTTTTTTTCCTCAACCCTCATTGACGCTACATTTTCTAACATAAAATTACGGGGCGTCGTTTCCTCTTTAATCCTTAACCATTCATGAAATAAAGAACTTTTTTCCCCTTTCAACCCCTTACGGTTTCGCATTAAAACGCTTAAATCTTGACACGGCGAACCGCCAATTAACAAATCAATTTTCCCAACTTCAAACAAACCGTTAGCGGTCGTCAATATGCCATCCTTATAACTTACTTTGCGAACGTCCCCAATTTGTATTGTTTGGGGGAAATTATATTGCGTACATTTAATTGCGTGCGGTTTAATTTCCGCCGCAAAATACTTTTCAATTTTAATTCCCAACTGATTGAGTGCTATTTGTCCGCAACTCATGCCATCAAATAAACTTAATACTACCATATTAAAATTCGCTTTCGTCCAACAAATCCTTTGTCGTCTTATTCCGGGCGACCGCCGGGCGTTGAGGCTCCGGGATTGGTTCCGGTTCCGGTACGGGTTCCCGCTTGGGGTTCCCGGTTCCGATTGGCTCCGTTACGGGGTTCGGGTCGTAAAACTCAATGCCCCCGTTTCCGGGCTTTTCCGGCTCAAATTTCGCTTTGAGTTGTTCCGCCGGGTATTCCTTTTGCTTCAACTCGATAATCCCCAATTCGACCAATTCCGGGACGCATCGGCGTAATGCCTTAACGTCCTGTAATGCGTCGTGCGCCGGGAATGTTTTGCCGGGGAACAACTTTGCAAATAATTCCTCCAATTTGGGGAATTTTCCCGGTTTGCCATTCTGATACAATGAGCCGACAAATTTAATAGTTTTCATCATTGTATCAATGCGCTTTCCCTTGTGCAATGCGTCCTCGGCTTTGGCGTCGTAATACTCTTTGCCGCAATAACGCAAAATGTTCGCTTTCAACATCGACGTATCGAAATAAATGTTGTGCGCACATACAAGCGGGGCGGCGGCGACATCCGCCAAAAATTCGTCGATAACCTCGACAAACGGTACGCCCTCGGCAATTGCCCGTTCGGTAGTTATCCCGTGTATTGCGGTTGTTTCCGGCGGTATCTCGTAATTGTCCGGCTTAATTATAAAACTGCGTTCTTTGTCGCCGAACGCCCACGCCAATTGTACGACGTGCGGGAATTGGTTAAAATCCGCATCCCATTTCAAACCCTTTGCGGGTACTCCTGTTGTTTCGCAATCGAAAAAACAAATGTCTTTTAATTCAAATTTCATGCTCTCGTTACTTTTTTATTCGTTAAATAATCGTTTTTGCCCGTCGTCGTTGGGCGTTTGCTCAACATATTTTGCCCGTGTAATCCAAACGCACCCGCAACGCAAACACTTTATCCGGCTGTAATGCTTTGGCGTGTATTCGTGGCGAATAATCCGCCAACCCGCCAACGGGTAATTCTTACGTTTTCCGTTACACTTGCAAAACATATCATTTATATTTCCATTTAAAACCAAATGCTGTTTTCAAAACGCCATTACAACAATTACTTATAGAACTACGTCTAAAACCTAAACTTCTTTCAACTTCCATTGCTGTAACCCATTCTTTTATAAAGTTACCCGATAAATCAAATTGCAAAACTGCCTTGCCTCCTTTATTTAGTTTTTTACCAATATACGTATTGGGGGCTTTTAAATTATTGCTATTTTGTTTTGCTGTTACCCATCGTAAATTACTGACTTTATTATTAATTTTATTACCATCAATATGGTCTACTTCCGGCATATTATTTGGGTTAGGAATAAATAATAATGCTACAATTCTATGTATTACAACATTTTCTTTTTCCCCATTTTTACATAATGATACAAACAAATAACCACGCCTTAATGATTGTTTCAAAATACGTTCTTTTCGTATTCTTGTTTTATTACCGCATTTTTCTAATCTTTTAATAGACCTAATTTGCCCGTAATTACTAACCTCATACAACCATTCATATCCGGGTATTTCTTTCCATATTTCATTTTCCATAATCAAATTTCATTTGGGTCTGCAATATACAAACAATATTCTTCACTTGCAAGTTGTTTTAAAAATTCGATATGTTCTATTAATTCAGCATTGCTCAACTCTGCAATTGTCCGCAATCTGGTTTCATATTTCCCGGTGTTAATATCCGGGGTTTGCTCATACATAACCGGGGACAACTTACGCAATCGGCGTTCTGTTTGTTCCTCTGTCAGACGCTCGCCTGCCTCCCAAATTCCGGTTCTGAATGTTGGTACAACGTAATTGAAATAATAGCCTTTCAAAGCCTCCGACGAACCAGGGGACGCAACGGTAAAACGTGCAATTATGCGGCTACCTTTGTGCATTGCAAAGAATTGATTTAATTCGCCCATATACATTTGCAAACCGCCGTTGTTGTTAATCATCCCCGTTGCTGTTATCTCTCTTTTTTTCATTATCCAAACATTTAACAAACAATTCTGTACTATTGTCTTTCTTTTCTTGGTCAACCAATTGTTTCATTGTAATATTAAACGCTTCGCCGCCAACTTCCAATATAAACTTTCTTTCGCTGCTTGAATATCCCTGCAACTTCTTATCCATTGCATTTGCATACAATACCGTCATTTGTCCCGGTTCAAAAACTCCTCGTTCCTGCAAACGGTCTATCGGGTGCCGCTTCAATGGTGCGTCCGCCATCATTCCGGCTTTTCTGCGGGTGTTTTCCAAATCGGAAATAACCACTTTCAGATTATTATAAAAAGCGGGTGTTTTCAACACGTCCGCAATTGTCATTTCTTTAACTTCCATATTGTTTTGTTTAAGGGACGCCGGGGAACCGACGCCCCGGTTAATTACTCGGTTTCGCTGTATTCCTCAATAATTAAATCGTCCTGTCCTCGCTTGACTTCCTCTATAAATCCTTGATACCCTTCTTTCCGGGCTAATTCGATAAGGGATTGCAGACGTTTTGCGCCCAAACTTTCGCCCCTCGCAATGCGGAATACCTTAACGGTCGGATTGCTTGCGATAATCAATTTTGCGGCAACCTCCATTATCTGACTATCCGACACTTTCCCGGCGACAAACGGCACACCGTTTAACTCCAACCCGTCGTCCGTGAACGTCAACCCGGCAATCGGCAATTCCGATTTCGCAATAAGGGTTTCCCGCTCTTTGAGCAAATCCGACAACTTTTTTTCGTGGGTTTGGGCGACCTTTTCGGCGGCGTCCTTTTGCTTTTTCTTCGTCAGATAGTCCACAACCAACGCATTGATTTTGTTGTGTTCCTCGGCTTGTTTGAGGCGTTCGGCTGTATCCAAATTCTCCGGGTTGTTTTCCTCGTACTTTGCCAACCATGCGGCGGCGTTGTTCTTGCGGGTTTCGTAATCGGCTTTATCCGTTTGGATTTGCGCCAATGTTTCGTCGTATTTGTCGGCGGCGGCTTTCGCATC